GCTTGTCCAGGTGACCGCACACGCACCAGTTGCCGACTTAGGCGACGAGGCAAATAACAAACTCTCAAGCGATGAGTTTTGGGCAGAATACAAACGAGTTGGCGACGAGCAAGGGCTTGACGCTAAAAATGTTTGGTATGCCGAGAATAAGCATCGCAAATCATAACCAACCAACCACCAACTAATAACATATTATGGCTAATACAATCGCTGGGGCAAACCTAGCAGAAATCGCACAAGAGAGCTTAAACGGACTTCAATCCTGCTTCGCTCCTCTTTCCGCACTGACCACTGACTTCTCTTCAGATGTAAGAGATGCCGGCGAATCAGTAACAACTCGTTACCCAACCAAGCCGACTGCTGCTGACATGAGCACAGGCTACAAGACAGCATCAGCCGATGTGGTAATGACCGCCGCTACAATCACGCTCGGAACTCACTATGGTTTCACCTATGGCTTCACCGACGTAGAACGCAGCAAATCAGCTATCAACCTAAATGCTCTCTTCATCGAGCCAGCCCTTCAGGCACTTGGTGACAAGGTATTCGGTGACATCTGGAACCTCGTAACTGTTGCCAACTTTGCAACCTCTTCCGTTATCACAGCAGCCAACTTCGATCGCGACGACCTCGCAGACCTTGGAGCTACTCTGACCGACACTAAGAAAGCATCCAAAGATGGCCGCTCAGTGTTCATGAACCCTAGCTACTACGCATCACTCGTTAAGAGCATGAACAGCGCAGAGATTCCAGGAATCATCGCTGACAAGCAGAACGCAACCGTTCCACGCGTTGCACGCTTCGACGTTCACGAAACAGACTTGGCTGATGCCAATGCTGAGAACCTCGCCGCCTTCGCCTTCCAGAGGAATGCTCTTCTCATGGCTGGCCGCACCGTTGATTCTGAGATGGCTTCGCAAGCAGGCATCGAAGTTGAGACAGTTACCATCCCAGGTCTTGGACTTCCTGTTCAGTTCCGCCGCTGGTATGATTCTGACGGCATCCTCTACTACAACTGTAACCTCCTTTACGGCGTTTCCAAGGGTGTAGATTATGGCGTTCGCGTAACCACAGCTTAATCATGAACAAGCCAAGCATAACAATTATCAAGAAGCCGTCTGGCGACTATAAGTTGCTGGCGGTTTCTGACAACGCTGACGTTGCACTTGATGCTTTCAAGAATTGCGATGAGGCAGGCGAAGTCCAACTATGGATCAAAAGCCCGCACGACAAGCGCAAGGTAAATAGCTCGCCACCGGCAGCTAAGAAAGCAGCCAAGGGAAGCAAATAGTTTATTCATAACAACACAAGGGGCGTCACCTGGCAACGGGTGGCGCTCTTTTTTTGTGCCTGCTTTCAAGCATTGACAAAACAGGCTTGGCATTTATCATGATTGACAACATGAGCAGTTTTAAGAACTTCGCCAAAATGGGCATTACACACACGCTCAGAGTCATCGGAGAGCCAGCCAGCATCGGTGGCAACCAGTTCCAGGCATCCTTTGAGGAGTCAGATATGGACGTCACAAGGCATGTTTTCGGTGACGAGGATGAGGTGACCACAGTGGCAGTGTGCCTTAAGTCAGAATTAACCAATGCTCCGCGCATAGGCGAGACACTCATCAGAGTTAACGAGCGCAAGACATACGTGATCACCGAGGTTCAAGATGACATTGAAAGCTACGACATCACAATGAGGCGCAAAGATGGCTAGAGGTAAGGACATCGACATTGATGATTCTGTCTTTCAGCAGAAGGCGAGATTGCTTGCTAGAAAGCTAGGCAAAGACGAGAAAGAGTTCATTAAGCAGCAGACTGGCATTCTGGCGCGTGAAGTGGCGAAGTTTACACCACCATTTGACACCTTTCCAAATAACAAAGGAACAGCCATCGGCAAAAAAGCAGACGAGAAGATGGGCAAGTGGGCTGTTTACATGGACATCAAATGGATATGCACCATAAAGCCGGCTAATGTCATAGCCAAAGCAAAGCGGTCTTGGGGCGGCAGACCAATTCTCCGTGGTAGCATAACCATTTCAAAAGGCGTTATTGACGACGTAGGATCATTAAGGGCATGGCACAACGCAAACCAAAGAGCAAATAACAGAACGAAGCCATTGAAGGGGCCAATGCGTTACTGGGTATCTGATACAGTGTTTGCTGCATACGTTAAAGAAGAACAGAAAAAAGTTGGTATTGCTAAAGCAGCATTTGCCAAGGCGTCGGTGGCACTAGGGGCTAAGGGAGCTGTTCCTGCATGGGTAAAAAAACACATGGGAATAGTTTCAGGCACAGGCACAGTGCAGAAAGACACCAAAGGCTCAAAGGGAATAATCACAGGCAGGGCTGGTGGTTTGTTTCACACAATCAGTAAACTGCCAGCAATAAGAAAAAACAGGCTAATCAAGGCTGTCAAGCGCGGAGAATATCTAATGAAGCAAGCAGCAAAGGACTCCAACTTCAAAGTGGTTTGACAAACGGCTTTATTTATTATAGAAAAAACCATGCCAGCCACATCAGACGAGGAAGTTTTTAATTTTGAGGGCAATCTTGAGCAGTCATTCTATGACTTTCTTCTTGCCAACGGCATCGAGCTTGCAACAGCTAACGACCCGCAGCGGCTGGGTGATGACTATGTTGGCGTGCAAGTAAGCCTCGGAGGCATTGCAGACGACGAGCATATGAGTGAGAAGCCAGATGGCAATCTGGAATACGATCACTATGACTACGAGGTGAGCATCACCATCCACACCGACCGCATCGAGAACGCCGTGCCAGGTGCAGCGTTCAGTCGCTACCACCGAGAGCTAGTGGCAAAGGTTCGCAACCTTCTCAGTATTTCACGGGCAGCTGAGGGCGCAAGCCTCAACGATCAGATCACGCTTTACTGGATCAACCGGCTTGTTGCCGCTGAAACCAACTACACAGCATATGATAATAGCTACGATGAAACCGTGCTGACATACGAAGGCGACTTCTCAATCTTACCAGAGGCGTGGCCCGTGTAACTTTTCAACATTGACAAACGCAAGCGGCAATGCATAAATAGAACCGCAAAACCAACTCAAAACAAATATAAATCATGGCCATCCCATACAGCTCACAAGCAGACCAACCACTCGGTTTAGAAACCGTCACCATCAACCTCATCGCCTACGTGGTCGATGATATTAACCTTTCCGCAACAGAAAACCGAATCATCAGCCGCACCGACGCTCTTGGCGACCGCGCTGATTACATGATTCGTGAAACTGGCACACCAATCGAAGGCACGATGACACTCCAACGCGCCACCGATACCACAGTTCTACCATCAGAAGGCACAGAATTTACTTATGACTTCGACCGCTCAGGCACAGCTTCCACGCTTGTCGTTCATAGTGTGAACGTAAACCGCAGCAAGGACGCATTTGATACCTTCAGTGTTGGCGTTGTCCTAGTCACCTACCAGGCATAACAGATGAAGATTAAGCTATCCAAAGACCACTCCATTGCAGGCAAGATTGAGAACGCTGAAACCATCGTGGACATCCGCGAAGGCGTTGCGCTCGACCTCATAAAGCGCGGCATCGCTGAATCACTCAGCAAGCCAAAGCCCAAAGCAAAGAAGCAGGAGAAGGATAGCTAATAACAAAACTTTTTGACGTAGGTTTTCGGCCCTGCTCGCCCAAAAGCGGGCGGGGCTTTTTCTTTAAAACAGCATGACCATCGCAGAAGAATACCAAGCAGAGCGAGAGCGCCTTGAGCTAAACAGGCAGCTTGATTGGTCGAGCTATACAAAAGATTACATCGTTGCCGGCGAGACGCTTACGCAGATGACAGTGCAGAACTGGTTTGATCTGCTCGCCATCAAGTCGCCACTGCTTTACAGCAACGAGCCAACGGTGCCATCTATTGTCGATTATGTATGGAAGAACTGCAAGCGGTTCACTCATAACAAGTGGCTGGCTCAGTGGCGTATCTTCTGGTTACAGCGGCGCATTGTTAAGACGCTGAGAAACAAAAGCGAGGCGGCAGCAATGATCCACGTATTGACCGAGCATATCAAAGAATCACTCGACGAGTTTCCTATTGACGCCAGCGGCTCAAGCATGGGC